TTATAATATATATATATATATATATATATTATGTCTGAAATAACTTACGAAACAGTCATAGTTAATACAGTGGCTAAAGTTGGTACTGCTTCTTTTCTAAAATGTAAATATTCTCAATCAAAAAGCATACACCATAGTCATAGTTTGTTAGAACTACAAAATACACTTAATAATAAAAGTAATTGTTTAATAATTGTTGGAATTAGAAATCCAATCGACAGAAATTTATCATATTTATTCCAAACTTATATAGATAACTATTTTAATGACGTTCGAACCAAAAAAAATAACTATAAAGGTGAATTTTGTTATATACCAGAAGTTTATGATAAAACATTGAAACGTTATGCGACACCTGAAGTAATCATAGATTTATATTTTAAACAAAAATACCATAATACTTTTAATGAATGGTTCCAAGAATTTTTAGATATAACAAAAATTACTAATTTCGACAAAGATAAAGGTGTAGAATTTTACAAGTTTCCTAATAATAATACTATTATGATTTATACAATTGAAAAACTAACAGGAAATGATGAATATATTAAAAAACAATTAGGAATTGTATCTGACATTGAAAATAAAAATAATTCTGATTATAGAAGTCATTCTATAATATATAAGCAAGTAAAACAAAAAATTGTTTATAAAAAAGAATATTTAGATAATTTATTAAACACAGATATTATGCGTTTATTTTATAATGAGAATGATATTAATTTTTTTTATTCAAAATATAAAACATTATAAACTCGGAATAAAGTGGGAAATTAAATGCAGAAACAAAACGCATTGAATTTGATAAGGCATAACATTTATTTTCTATCTTTGTTAATCAAAAATACGAAAAATATTGTTTTTTAGTAATATTAAAGTAATTAAATATTTCTTTTGTAGTATTGTAATTCTTCTTCTAATTTCTTTATTTTTTCATCTTTATCCATTACGATACTATATATAATAAAAAATATTTATATAATTTTTATTATAATTGTTTCAAAAAACGGCGTTTTAAATTACCAAGGGTGTAAAACTATCATCTAAAATATCATGACTATAAACTTCTATTGTATCAAACCATCTACTATTTATTGCTTCATTATTTATTCTTTGTTTTTATTTTGTAAAATTATTATCACCATAGTGATTATCATTGTTATAGACCTATGAGTATCTATTCTGATATAAACTGGAAAATTTATAATTTACTATAAATACATATTTATTTTCAACAACATATTCTCTAACAATGTAGAATAAAATATTTGTATATTTTCCCCTGCATTTTTTGTAAATAATTCTCCCTCAATATACTGATTTGGATTTTTGCAAACATTTTCGATTGATTTTTCCAATTCTTCTTTATTATTTGTATCACAGAAACAATATTTATTCTTATTTATAATTTCTACTTCTGGTAAATCTATAGCCCAATATAATGGAATAGTTCCACCTTCAAAAGCTTGAAATATTTTTTCAGTAAAATACCCTTCATACACCGAATTTTCAGGACATATATTATATGTTCCTCTAGATATATAGTTTATTTTATCATTATGTGTATTACCAATTGATTTGGTATTTTTACGATATGTTCCGGGAGCTTTAATATCACCATATTTAGATAATTCATTATAAATTAACGTACGTTGCCCACTGCGGTCATGTCTAGCAATGATAGTTCCAAAAATATCCTTCTGTTTTTTTATATTTTCATTGTATTTATTTTGAATATACGTTAATATATTATCATTTTCATTATACTTGTAATAATGATAATACATCAACCACAAAGGGAATCTTATTTGTTTTTTAGATAAATCCGTATGTTTAAACCCAATTATTAAATCAAATGTGTCATATAATAATTTATCGTTATTATAAGGAGGATACCTATTTAAGTTTTCTCCATAATAAAATATTTTACATTTGGCTTTTACATTTTGGACATTATTTATATTTCCCATACAAGATGCTATAAGAATATCAGGGTTTTCTGTAGGTTTTATTTTTTTTACTGAACCAATATTTTTTTCTATAAATTTGGTAAAATAATTATCATTATATGGGTCATTCCAATAATTAATGTAAGCTATTGTAATCATCTATAATAATATAATTTATTTCTATTATTATAATTCCGTAATATTTACACCAAATTAATTCACTTCATCATATCATCAATAAGCCCATCTAAATCATATTCTCTAGTCCATCCTAATTTAGTTTCCGCCTTTGTTGCGTCACCTAACAAGAATTCCACTTCACAAGGTCTAAAATATTTCTCATCAATTTTGACTAATATTTTACCCGTCCTTTTCTCTCTACCTACTTCCTCAATACCTTCACCTTCCCAAACAATTTCTTTACCAACTTTTGCAAAACAACGTTCAATGAAATCCCTTACGGTATATGTTTCTCCAGTGGCCAATACATAATTATCTGGCTTATCTTGTTGAAGCATGAGCCACATTCCATATACATAATCCTTCGAATGTCCCCAATCACGCTTACTATCAATATTTCCCAATTTCAATACATAATCTGGTTTTTTTACTCTTTCTTCTTCATAATTATCGTTATGTAACACACTTTCGTGACTACCATTACAATTAGCAATTTCTTTTTCATATGTTTTTTCTTGTTCAACAATTTTCTTCACACCATTGACAATTTTCATCGTGACAAAATTCTCTCCACGTCTGGGACTCTCGTGATTAAATAAAATTCCGTTACACGCAAATAGGTGATAAGCATCGCGATAATTATTCACCAAATAATGACTATAGACTTTGGCACATGCGTAAGGGGATTGAGGATTAAATGGTGTTGTCTCTTTTTGTGGGTTTTCTAAAACAGCTCCAAACATTTCGCTTGTTCCTGCTTGATAAAATCGTGTCTTCTTTATAACATGTGGCGGTAGAGTGCGTATAGCCTCTAATAACTTCAACGTTCCAAGTCCATCAATTAGAGATGTATATTCTGGTATTTCAAAGGAAATCTGTACATGACTTTGTGCAGCTAAATTATATACTTCAAATACTTCAAATCCATCATTTTCTCTCGTCATTTTTGTAATATAATTGGTTAGAGATGAACCGTCTGATAAATCTCCATATTCTAAAATAAGTTTATCTCTAATATGGTCCAATCTAGTATGAGAATAAAGCAGAGAAGTACGGCGAACAATTCCATACACTTTATAACCTTTTTCAATAAGTAATTCTGCTAAGTATGAACCGTCTTGTCCAGTAACCCCTGTTATAAACGCAATTTTACACATATACAGAATACAATACTATCTTTTTAAATTATAACTATTTGTATAAATATTTATATAACTATTTGTATAAATATTTAAACGTGTTTCTCCATAATACAATAATGCAGGAAGTAATGTCGGTAGTTTATATTAATTTGGACCATAGAGAGGATCGTAGAATGCACGTGGAAACGCAACTAAAAAGTATCGGGATAGAAAACGCCAAAAGGTTTAGTGCGATCAAACATGACAACGGTGCGCTCGGGTGTAGTATGAGTCATTTAAAATGTATTGAAAATGCCAAGAAGAACAACGATAAATATTTAATGGTGTGCGAAGACGACATCGAATTTACCGACCCAGTCCTATTTACCACGAAATTAAACTCGTTTTTAAATAGCAACGTTGAATGGGACGTGATACTTATGGCGGGTAATAATATGTTGCCATACGTCCCAGAAAACAATTTTTGCATTAAGGTGCTTAATTGTCAAACAACCACCGGGTATATTGTAAAGAACGAATATTACGACAAGCTAATAAAAAATTACAAAGACGGTATCGAACGATTGATAGAGACCAACAACCACTTCAATTATAACATTGACAAATATTGGTTTAGACTACAAAGAAAAGACAATTGGTTCTTGATTATTCCGTTGTCGGTGGTCCAAAAAGGAGACTATAGCGATATTGAAAAAAAGGTTACCAATTTTAAGGATTATATGTTGAACTACAATAAATGTTTCAAATAAAAATTATATGAAGAACCAACGTTTTCATTTGTATTTAACCAACGAATCAATGTAAGTTTTATCGTAAATGCCTATTCGCGTAGTTCTGTCCCACGTGCTGTAATTTAGAATAACCCGGTCATCTTCCACCACGATACTTAAACAATATTCAATTGGTTCTCCTTCAAATTTAAATGGAGCAGAATAACGCAACAAATTCATATTTTCGTCAAAAATGGAAATAACGTGGTAATAATGTCTTGGACTGTCATAAGAAACAATATGAGTGACAAACCAAATTTCACTTTCCACCATATTCACGGAGATATTTTCATTTAATCCGCATTTAATTTGGTTATTATACTTAAACCCGCACGTAGACCCTCTAAAATTTGAAAAAAATTTAGGAGTTTCTTTATTTTCAACGACAAACAATTCATTCTTTTCCGCATCAATTTTGCATATTTTAAGTGGATACCACTCATAAATAACGTGGGTCGCATTTTTGTAATCAACAAACACCCAATTTTTTTCGCAATTAGACACCTTGAATGATTGGGATAGTTCGTTCTCGTGTAATTCAAGGTTTTTAATATCATAATTTCCGTATGAAACGACTGGTTGGTTGTGTTTATTATATGCGGTTCCAGTAAACATTAATTCGTTTGTTTGAACATCATTAAAGATGCGAACGTCTTCCACTCCTATATATTTTATGTCGCTAAATTTAAATTCTAAGGATTGTTGATTAATAATTTTAAAATTTTCGTCTAATTCAACAAATTTATTTAGGCACATTACGTGCGTATCACAATTTAAGTATTGTCCTTTTTCATTAACATAATAATTAACATATCTGACATTCATTTTATATCCAGGTCCGGTTGAATTTGGTATTAGACAACTTGAAGATGAATTGAACTTGACATTTTCACCAGGAATGAACAATGTATCTTCCGCGTCAAAATTAAATGTTTGGGATGGTTTTAAAATGTCCTTATAAAACTTCATATTCTGCAACAAATTGTTTGTAATGTTTCCATCATTTGAATTATTTAAAACGACAACAATTTGGTCGTTGATATTTTTAATTCCAAGATAACACGCGATGATTGTATATTCATAATGTAATTTATATGTGTAAACGTCGTTGTCTAAAAATAAATAGTGGTGTCTGTCACCATCTTGTTCTAAAATTTGTTTGGTTGTTTGATAAATAATATTTCCAAGTTTATGTTTACCATTTATTCTGTAATGCTGTAAAAGTTGATGTAACCCCTCCAATCTTTGTGGGTAATATTCGTAACCTTCCAACCAATATTCAATCGCGTCTGCCATTTTATTCAGTTTTGCGAAAGACAATCCAATTCTATAATAACTATACCAAACTTCTTCGTTCCAACCTCCAAACACAATTCTTTTTTTATAATATACGATTGCTTCTTCGTACCTGCCTACATCGTGAAGACTTTGTGCCAAGTAAAAATGGTATCTAACATTAGTTGGGTCATTAACAATTCCATCGGTTAAAAGGTTAATATCACGTTCAAATTTGTCACTTTTACACCCACCGTCACCTATGTCGTTGATAAAAATTGTATTTTTTTTTAAAGAACCTGATTTGCTATTTGGAGGTGTTTCAATATATTCGTGGGTAACACCAACGTATTTGTATTGTCCATTGTTGGAAACAATTCGCATATTTGTATAATGAAATGAGTCGTTGCCTTGAAGAATTGTAAAATTATCATACCCAAACAACATATCTTTGGTAAAATTATTAAGTTTAATAATCATGTCGGCATCAAGTAATAATACAAAATCCGACATACCTAAACAATTTTTAAGCGCTACATTTCTATTATGACAAAAATTCTTAAAGGGTTCAACACAAACCTTTCCGGTTATATTTTTTTTTTTAAAATACTCTGTAATAACTTGTATGGTATCATCGGTAGAACCAGTATCACAAATACAATAACAATCTATTATAGGCAATACGCTATCAAATAAACGGGTAATGATTGAACTTTCATTTTTAACAATCATGTTTAAACAGACGGTCTTGTTTGTTACTTTTAATTCCATTTTATAAATATTATAAAACTTATTATTTAAATTGTAATAATATAAATAATAAATATATATAATAATATGTCCAACACCAGATTTAAATACGACGATTGTAGAATTAAAAAGGAATTGCAACAATCAACCGACCAAGGGAGATGGGTGTTAAACGTTCCTGGAAATGGGTCATCTCCGTGTTACATGGAAGATCCTCAAATTATTATGCAAAAATGGGGAGCGAATTTAAGAACAAATGTCGTTGATTTAGAAGGTGAATTAAGAGGTGTGAACAGAACCATCAACAACAAGGATTGTTTAGGAAAAGACAATTATGAAAAGTATAATGTTTCCAGTAGCGCAATTGAATACCCGTCATGTAGCAACTCCATAACAGACCAATCGCGAACAACTAATCCTGCGTGGTGGTATCGGGACGTGGAACAACCAAACACTCAATTTCTTCCACTAAATCCCCAGATAAATACGTGTATGCCCTTTCAGAACAATTTAAGTTCGCGAATTTTAGAAAAGGATTATTTTACACCAAAGAGAGATTGTGTGGTGAATGAAACAAAAAACCATTTGCCGTCTAGTTATAATCTAATAAAAGGAAATTACATAGGTGGACCAACCACGTGTCAACAAACGAATTCTTGTGAAAATATTTGAGTGATTTATTATTATCTAATAATCTAATTATTTCATTATTTCATTCATATAATAAGATTATTATACGAATAAAATAATAATCTATATATATAAATATGGAAATTGCGATTCCTTTAATAGCATTAGGAGGCATGTATGTAATATCAAATAAATCATCGTCTTCTTGTGCGAAGAACGAAATTAAACAATCCCGCCAAGAAAATTATACAAATATGGGTATCCGAAGTAATTTGGGGGTAAAGACAGACAATTATTTACCAAACACCAACGTCCCTCCGCAAAATTTCCCAGTTACGAATATAAATCAGTTGGTGGACACCGTCCAAGAGTATCCTAACCCGAATGTGGCGACTGATAAGTATTTCAACCAGAATTTGTACGAAAAAAAGGCGATGGGCGACGGAAATGTTAAAAACAACATTCAGGATATTTATTCGATGACCGGAGATTTTATGAAATCGGAAGCATTTAGTCATAACAATATGACACCTTTCAACGGAGGTAAAGTAAAGGGGCAGGTATATAACATAAATGGTGCGGAATCACAACTGGATAATATGAATGGGTCTGGGTCGCAAGTAATAAAAAAAATAGAACAAGCGCCTTTATTTAAACCAGAAGACAACGTTCAATGGTCTCACGGCGCCCCAAATCAGAGTGATTTTTATCAATCTCGTGTTAATCCTAGCAGGATGAATAATAATGTAAAACCATTTGAGTCGGTGATGGTTGCGCCGGGGTTGAACCAAGGATACAGCACAAGTGGGAGCAACGGGTATAATTCTGGAATGGAAGCGCGAGATAAATGGTTGCCTAAAACGGTTGACCAGTTGAGGGTTGAGACCAATCCAAAGTTGGAGTACGAATTGGTAAACCACGAAGGTCCTGCGAATTCAGTTATAAAAAATACGAATGGTGTCGAAGTCCTTGGTCGTGTTGAAAAACAAAGACCCGATACTTATTTCATTAATACCCAAGACCGTTGGTTGACTACTACTGGCGGCGAAAAGGGTGAGACCCTCCGTCCGAACCAAGAATTGGGAATCATTAATCGCAACGATAACAAAACAGAATACGCAGGTCCTGCGGGGTCGGTGGACATTCGTGCGCCGAAAGCACCCGAAAATTTTGAACAGAGTAAACGCATTCAACTGTCGTCTAAAAACGTGAATCCATCGGGGGCGGTTGGTAGCGGACCTATTACAGACGCAGATAATTTTAGACGAAGTCATAGTAATTATGAAAACAACCGTTCAACCGTAAGACAACCAGACACATTAAGGAGTGGGTTTAGTGGTGCGATTGGTGCGGTAATGGCGCCAATTATGGATTTTTTAAAGCCAACACGAAAAGACGAAACCATCAATAACGTAAGAATTTATGGCGACATGGGGTCGGCGGTTTCTAGTAGTTATGTTTATAACCCGAATGAAGCAGCACCTACTACAATTAAGGAGACAACTCTTCACTCGGAGTCATTTAATATTAACAATCAGAAGGAAGGAATTTATGTAAATAATTATACCTCCCCTGATAATACACAGAGAGATACCACGAGTTGCGAGTATTTTACCTCTGCGGGTGGTGCTGCTTCCGCATACGGAGACATGAGTTATGACGCGGCGTATAAACAACACAATAACGACATTAAATCTCAAACCATCGGAAATCGTCCTAACCAAGGAGGTACCCAAATGTTTAATCAGCAAATGCATTTAAGCACAATAAAGAGTGATACGGATCGTTTTGATGGAAGGGTAAACCCAGCACATTCAAGTTTGACTGGGATGCCCCCATCTGCGAATACATATGGTAAAATAAACGCACCTCAATACTACAACGAATGTGCTGGTTGTGACCGTATTCAACCCGACGTATTGTCGGCTTTTAAGAACAATCCATATACTCATTCGTTGTCGTCGGCAGTATAATATTTGCGTTGTATAACACATAAAAACAACCGGATATACAATATATTATGACTTTGAATATTCATACCAATATAAAAGAAAAACTACAATATTATTTGGAATCAAATAAAATTCCCAATATTTTGTTTCACGGAACATCTGGTGCCGGAAAAAGAACTATTGTGAACACATTTATTAATGAAATTTATAATAACGATAAAGAAAAAATTAAAAAATTTACGATGAAAGTGAATTGTTCATTTGGGAAAGGCATAAAATTTATACGGGAAGACCTGAAGTTTTTTGCGAAAACTCATATAAATTCAAATGGTGGAAGCGTGTTTAAAAGCATTATTCTTTTTAATGCCGACAAGTTAACGATGGACGCTCAATCTGCTTTGCGTAGATGCATAGAATTATTCAGTCATACTACTCGTTTTTTTATTATAGCCGAAAATAAATACAATTTGATGAAACCGATATTATCCCGTTTTTGCGAAATACATTTTCCAGAACCTATACATAATAATAACGTTATAAATTTGCATCGATATAATTTAGACGAAACATTCAAAATGAATGACATTAAAATGCGTCGTTCATGTTGGTTAAAACAGGAACTACAAAAATTTAATAAAACGTTAAAAACGCCAAAAAATATGATTGCGTTCACGTGTAAACTGTATGAAAAGGCATATTCAGGAAAGGATATCATTAATTTGTTGGAGCAAACGAATTTCAACTATTTGAATATAAAAGAAGATAAAAAATATGAATTTTTGATGTGTTTTAATAAAGTAAGAAGCGAATTTAGAAATGAAAAATTATTAATAATGTTTATATTAAATTTTATTTTTTTGAGTTCAAACTCTTGTTTAGAAAATATTAGTTTTATGTAAATGGATGATTTTAATATTAGCACGCTTCACGAATCAAAAAATGAATGGGCCTCACGTTTAATTACAATAATGACGCCGATGATTATAACCGGATTTAAATCTATATTAGACGAATCCATTAAACTTTGTAAAGAAAACAACGAACACGATAAATACCTAATGACCTTTCAGAATTTGGTTTCGCGCATTCCTAAATGGAACACACAAATTATTGAAACTGAGAGAAAACGAATATGCGAAAAATCTGGGTGTAATTATTTAGAAGAATTAATTACGTGTGTTCATATAATCCAGCTTAAAATATTGACTTCGATGCGGGTTGGTCAAAAGCAGAAAAAAATCGACATCAATATACCCAAGATGGATGAATTTATTCATAAAACATATATTAATGTTGCCAGAAAGGTATATAAAAATGTATATTTATTTGAGGTTGGAATTCAACCTCTACAAATACAAAAGAATTATAGAGAGATTGAAATAATCGTTCAGGAGTGTATATTAAACACCGTTAGAGAAAGTATTCCCGTTGAGTCGATTTTAAAGGCATACATGGATGAAACGGTGGAAGAAGATGTAGTGGAAGAAGTGAGTGAGAAAATAACAGAAGAACCGATTAAAGCAACGATGGTTGAACCAGTCGCGGAAAATGACAAACAATTTGTTTCCTCTAAACTTAAATTTGACGATGTTGATTATATGCAAGCGACGGATGGGAACATTAGCAACGTGAATGCTCCTAAAAGTCTGGACAGATTAGAAGAAATTAGTGAAATGAGAAATACTCAACGAAAGATGGACGAAGAAGAGGAAGAGGAGGAAGACCGAGATAAAATACATATATCCGCAGAGTCGTTTAATTTAGACACAATGGATATTCATAATATTGAAGAACCCAAAATAGATTTACTTCCCGATTTATTGATGGACGAAATTGAAATTTTAAATTAAAATTGCGTAAAACACGCCAAACAAAAAAAAACAAATGTATTAAATTGATGGATAATATATTTGTTGTTGCCGGACTAATGTCAATAATGTTTTTGATTTTCAAATTCGTTGAAATGAAATTTGTTGAAAAGGAGGGTCGTCCATTTAAATTGTTGGTTAGAGACGCTATTTTAGTATATTTAAGTGTAATTATTGGGAATTTTGTTATAGATCATGTAACCCCCGAAATGTCTAGCGGAAGCGGGGGTCGTCAATCCACGCCAGCATTTACAGATAATCCAGGGTTTTAATACTTTATCCGAAATCAAATTATTAATTCTCTTGTGACAAAAGTGAAAAATTATGGTTTATACGGAAACAATTTTAGTTGGTTTGTATTGAATACAGAAAAGTTATTTTCAGTGCTGGTTCTTCCTACTCCGGAACCATAACATGTGCCACCACGTTGTTTGTCGCCACGTTGTTTGTCGCCACGTTGTTTGTCGCCACGTTGTTTGTCGCCACGTTGTTTGTCGCCACGTTGTTTGTCGCCACGTTGTTTACGTATTGTACGCACTCTTGTTTTTCTTGCGCGTTTTTTATGGTGACTTCGTTTTTTTGTATTTTTACATCGTTGTGTTCGCCGACGTGTCATAATATAATATGCAAAGAATATTATATTACTTAATAAATGAGTTCAAAGTCATTTAAATTTGTTTAAAAACCTCCAGGGAACTTGACCAAGTTAGCACCAATGCCGAACCCAGCACCAGAGCGAGCAGTTGCGCCCATGCTAGGGACATAGGTATCAAGAATGCTGAATGTTGCCGCAGCAGTCAACGCAATCAACACAATTTCCTCAATATTCAAAGAACGCTTGGGGATGGCATACGCCGCAATGGCAACCATCAAACCTTCGACCAAATATTTAATAACTCGTTTAACAAGTTCGCCAACGTTTACTAAACCGTTCATATATATATATTAAATAAATAAAATTTTAAAATGATAATTTAAAATGATAATTTAAAATTAAATTGTATATTTAAAAATACAACTTAAATATAAATTAATTTATAATTTATATGGAAAATTACAAAGAACAAAAGGTTAATTTTGAGAGAAAAAACAACGGGGGTAAGCCAAATCCTAAATACGTTGATTTGCTAGAAGAGGATAAACCTATTTCTGGACAAAAATTTGTATGTGTATCTTTTTGTTCTCCTGAAAAAATCCTAAAGCAAAAGGAAATTTTCTTCTTTGAAAAATTCCTAAAGAACTGGGAATTAAATAAATCGATGGAAAAATTCGTTCAATTTCTTAGTTTTATTTCGTACAAATATGCCGTTTCGTTGGATGATATGACAAACGACCTGAAAGAATTTGTGGTGGAAGAAAAAGAACAACTAAACAAGACTAATTTGGCTGATGAATACAAAACGTTCCTAGATAATAACGAAGAAGACTTGGAGAAAAAATTTAATATTGCAAACAATTTTCAGACAAGCACCAGAGGATTGAAAATAAGAGGTTCTTATCCTAGTCAAGAAGAGGCCGAGATGAGATGTAAAATGATTAGAGAAGCAGACCCTAGTCATGATGTTTTTGTTGGACCTGTTGGGATGTGGATGCCTTGGGACCCAGAGGCATATAAGACGGGTCGTGTGGAGTATATGGAGGAGGAATTGAACAAGTTAATGCACGAGAAGCAAAAGAACGAAACCAATGCCAAATCTGCGTTTGACGAGCGTCTAAAAGAGACCAAACAGAATGCGATTGAGGAAAACATTAAGAACGCGGAGAAATCCGGTAACGTTCTAACGCAAAATGTGGATGAAAACGGAAATTTGATTGGCATTAACGATTCAAACACCCAAGAAATGAATTTGACCCAAAAGGATACTATTTCAACCTCTGATATTTGCGCGGAATTGTTTGAAGGGGATAATATTGTTCTTAAGACGACCGACAACGGTCAGAGTCAATTGGTAAGCGGTCCGTTTGCGAATAAGAAAAACGCAAAATAACTTAAATTGATAATTTCAAAACGGTCTATCTCCCCGTCCAAACCTTAATTATAGGTTTTTTAAATTTATTATTCATAAAATCTTTTTCGTATTTTGTATACATATATCCCCATTGTTGATGGTCATGAATTTTACCAAACAAAGATTTTGTTTTTAAATTCTTATCTTTTTCTATGAAAAAAAGAACACCTAAAATTCTCTCTAAACAACATCTATCAGGTCTATTTTTAATAACATTTACAAGATTAGTTATTTTGTATTTTGAATCCATTCGTAGTAAGAATTCGTGATTAATGTATGATTGACCGCCGAAACACCCCACCCATTTTTCTCCCATTAATTTTTCTCCCATTAACATAATGGGTTTATCCTTTAAATTTATTTCTACGTGTCTTCTAACATTAGATGAGTTTTTTAAACTTGATGCGATTCGTAACGTATTATTTAAATGTTCGTTGTTTTGTTCAAAGTGCCAAATTGGCATAACTTGGATACCTATTAATTTCTCAAAATTAATTCTTTTATGAATAAACACACCGTCGTGCAATATAACGGCGTTATCAAAAAACTTATGTTTTATATAATAATAATATGGAAGCAATTCGCCACGACCCGGAAACTCAGACTGTATTATTTGAACGTTATTGTAGTCGTGTTCGGCATTTACAAATTGTTGGTTGCTGTTGTCGTCAATAATTACTATTTTGCAATTCGGATAAATCGTTCTTAATAATTTAACCGAATTGTTCCAATACTTATTTGTGTTATACGAGTTTACGTGTCTAGAAATTATAAAACCAAATGAACTCATAAATATAATATATTATACAACAATATATTATCTTTCGTTTATAAACAAATTGTCTTAAATATAAGACGGGATGTTGTCTATGTTTATTATTTGTCCGTTAATTTCTCCAACAAAATTGGAATATGCTTTAAATTCGGGTCTTTCTAATTGAGCTATTGGAGTGTGATTATGAACACATCGCGCGATCATTTTATATAATTTAAAATCGGGGTATCTTTCAACTCCATTTGCTTTATACAATACGTTAACTCCTTTATCATCTTTACACCAATCCGAAATTAATTTTTTAACTGGGTCATCGCAGTTGTTTAAATCGTTAATCTCTTCAAAATCATCTACCAAAAAATCAAATATGGAGCATGCGAGACGACATAAATCAAAACTGTAATTCGGTTCTAATCTGGGTTTATCCTTATTTAAATACGGTTCAGTATTATATTGTGTGGACGCGTCACCACCTGCCTTAAAACTATCGCTACAAAATGTCTGTTTATTATATTTATATATACTTCTACCAAAATCAATAATTTTAAATATTCGTCCAAAAGTAGGAACTTTGTAATGCTGTTTATTATAACAATAAAATATGTATTTTTGGGTTGTTTTATTATACATTATATTATTTGTATGTAGGTCGTTGTGTGTAAAATTAAATGCTTTTTGATAGGTGATTAGAGTCATTATAATTTGCATAAATGCCGAAAACCATTCTTCCTTGGTCAACTCTTCATTTATTATCAAATCATCAAACGTGTTTTCACAGCATTCCATGCTAATAATTTGAACTGGAATCTTAGGTAAAATTGCGTTGATTACTTCTTCATCATCTTCTTCATCATCATCATCTTCTTCATCATCATCTTCATCATCACCACTATTTTCATCATCATCGTTGTCGTGACGACAAACGTTGCCACTCATATCTTTGTTGTCGCATTCATCGTGAGAGTCGTCATCCGTTTCGTCGCTAGAGTCGTCATTTGTATAGGATGTTCTTGAAGAACACGTAGAGGTTGATTTTAACGACATTTGTGTATGACGTTCATTTTCAACAACTTCGTTATGAATCTCGACCAATCCTTCGTCCAATCCTTCGTCCATCCAATTGGTATTTTTAAACGTGTCATTTGAAACCTTTTTCGGTTCGTCAAAAATGTCATCAAAAATGTCATCATTTAATGATTTAAAAGACAAGTTGGATTTTGTGATGGATTTATTGTTAATTATTATTGGTTTTTTTTTTATTTCTTGGTGAATCAAGTGCGTATAATCGTCTACCTTAAATAAAACATCTTTATTTTTATTGAAAAAATCAGATTTGTTTAAATAGTCAATGTCTTCTGCGACATTAATAACAAAATCGTTTTTAATTCCCAAAAAAGAACCGTAATAGTCAACTGAATGTAAAAACTTGTGTGAATGACCAAGACGACTCATTAAAAATGTAAAAAAACCATCTACATATGCGGCGTTATTTACATCTAATATTTTTTCATCGCAATCTGTTGTAGAGTTGAATTGAGGAAGTGTAAATATGGTGTCGTTTAGTTCATACTTTCCCATTAAATATTTAAAAGGGTCAATTAATGGTGCTAATTTAAAAAAAATTGTTTTTTCTTTTACAGAATTATTATCAATATTCTTAATTTTACAACGATAAGTTTGATGTATTTTTCCCGGTTGATTAATATTTGTTATATATAATTGATTATTCAAATTAATATTGGCATTATTTGATTCATTTAATGTAAAAAATCTTTTATAAATGGGAGAATAATTTTGTACATTGGTTATATTAATTTTTTCTAAACCTTTAAAAAGTTCAGTATTCTTCCTTTTTTGATAATTAAGATTCATCCTATTTAGCTATTTAATACATATTTTATATACCTTTTAAACTAATTATTAAATATATATTCGTCTAAACAAAGAGGTTATTTTCCAATTATAGAATAATGTCGCTGGAACTTAAAAAATTTGATATGAAAACCATTAGTTTTAAACCGAATGAAAATAAGGGTCCTGTCATTGTTTTAATAGGAAAAAGAGATACAGGTAAATCTTTTTTGGTTAGAGATTTGCTGTATTATCAACAAGACATTCCGATTGGTACCGTTATATCAGGTACAGAAGAGGGAAATGGGTTTTATGGTAGCATGGTTCCTAAATTATTTATTCATAAGGAATACAACAGTTCCATTATTGAAAATGTATTGAAAAGACAAAGGAACGTTTTAAAAAAAATTAAAAAGGAAGTTGAAACGTATAAACGCACAACGATAGACCCCAGAACATTTGTTATATTAGATGATTGTTTGTATGACAGTTCGTGGGCTCGTGATAAATTAATGCGTTTGCTTTTTATGAATGGTCGCCACTGGAAAATAATGTTGGTGATAACGATGCAATACCCGTTAGGAATTCCTCCGACGCTAAGAACCAATATTGATTATGTTTTCATTCTTAGAGAGAATTATATCGCAAATAGGAAACGCATTTACGAAAATTACGCCGGAATGTTTCCAACGTTTGAGGCGTTTTGTCAGGTAATGGACCAGTGCACTGAAAATTACGAGTGTTTAGTCATTAACAACAACTCAAAGTCGAATAAATTGCAGGACCAGGTATTTTGGTATAAAGCCGACAGTCATCACGATTTTAAATTAGGTGCAAAGGAGTTTTGGGAGTTGTCCAAGGGATTAAACGACGACGACGACGACGAAGAACAATACGACCCGACAAAAAGTAAAAAACGTGGAGCGGGACCTAAAATTAATGTAAAAAAAACAACTAGATGGTAAAATGACAAAAATGGCAAAAAATGTATCTAGATAAAAATAATGAAATAATATTTACTTATTGAAGATACCACGCCGGTTTTTCTCTCTTCTTCTTCCAAGAAGCAATCTTTTGTTTTTCTTCTGACATATAATAATTGCGATACGAAACAACTGGATCCTCGCATTTGTATTGTTCCGGCATCGCGAGAGCAAATGGTGTTAAACCGCAAGTTTCAAATAACTCGTCCGAAGGAATATTTGCCTTAAGAATTTCCGCAATAAGATACGATTTGTGTTTTTTATCTTCGGGATGGTTATATCTGTACTTCCATTCGCGATGAAGTTCTTCTACAAGGTCAATCGTCCACATAAAATTCTCTCTTGATTTACGACACCATATAGTAACCGGATGGTTCTTATGTGCGATTTTATATATTTTATCATTAATTTCATTATCGTCTGGCGTAAGAATCCGTTTTGCTGAACAAAGCATTTGTATAGCTTCTAATAAAATTTTATGGACGTGTTTATCCATCATAAACTCCGCAATTTCCCGCTGAATCAAAGAGAGAATAAATAGGTTCATTATTAATTTAAATTGATGGGTGTTTAGTTTGTTTATTATTTATTATAATAAAGCATTTCAATTTTTTATTATTTGGGGTATTTTATTTTATACATTTTACTTTTGTATAAAATAATATTAAATATTTATAATATAAATGGTTAAACGAAACAACAAAGGCGAAATTGTATTTAAAGATTACCCCGAATTTACTCCAAATTTATCACCAAGAGAAATATTTAAATTAGGTAGTTTTGGAGGAACCTATTGGAGACCAATACATTCAGAAGTTACAAATAAAAATTATAAAAATAAACACCACGCTTATCCAAAATCGTGGTGGACTGGAATTCCAACGGAACATTTAACAACCGAATGGGACGACTACAACAAAGATATAAATAAGTATAAAGTTAAGGTAGGCACCACGTTGGAATTTTGGGAAGAAAAAAACTGGATTACCAAATATCAACCTTATGGTTGGGTTCAGTGGTATTGCGATTTTTATTCAGGTAAAAGAGGACCAGACGACGAAAGACAAATAGACCGATGGGTGAAAACGGGCGGACCAAATAGTAGGTTCAGGAGGGCATTAATTAATTTAATTATAAAGAATAAAACAAAATACGACGATTTTACTGTTAGTCCAAAAATAAGGCAAACTTTACAACATTGGGGGTATGTTTTGACAAAAAATGACATTTAATGTTACTACTAAAATGTAAATGTAAGCTTTTTTCTTTTTGAAAAAGATTCTATTTTAGTTCTTTCTCCTAAAAATTTAAAATATGTATTGGCTAAATCAAATCGTTTTGTAACATTTTTAGCATTTGGATATTTTGTATTTTTATGTTTTTTAATTGCTTCTAACCGAACTTTCATTATCATACCAACTTGCCATATTCTTTTGTGAGGATATTTTCCATTTTTATACAACTTTTCTAATTTACGTATAGTATTTTCAATATCTGAAACAGTTGTATATTTGATAGGTATTGTATCACTTGGGTCTTTGTCTATATATACATCAAAACTTTTTTTTGGATTATTAGGATTATATAAAAAACTTTTTCTTGTACATTTATTATAAGGAGCACAAGAACTACGCATAGAAAATCCCTTAATTTTTTTAGTCATACACGTTTTTTTTGAAAATTTCCTTGGTAATTTGAATGTTTTACCATCAGTTCTTTTACATTTTTTATCATTTTTAGTTGAATTACAACATTTTTTCATATATATATTTAAATCATTTTATATATTTACACACTTGAAAATTATAAATGATACCTTTTACCTAATTTAGAACCGAAAGGAAGCACTTGTATTTTTTTTGTTGAATAAATCGGCATTTAAAATACGCGTTGCTCTAAATAGTAGAAATAAACTCCCAGTTTAATTCTTTACAAATTTGTTTCCATATATTGTCCTGCTCTATTTTTTTCTCTCTATCTTTTAACATTGGAAAATATTGAAGATATTGCGTTTCTCTCAAAAGTTCGCATAATTTGTAGGCAGTATAATAATAATTCAAAAAATTGACGCGGTTGTCCGGACAAAACTTGGAATACGGCATTTGTAGTTCAACAAAAAGGTTGCATAACGTTTCTTCTAATTCAGCTGTCATTACTGGAGGTTTTATCCCCAATTTGTCCTTAATGAATGGAATATGTTCGTAATACTTATTATACCCTAATTTTTTCAATAGTTCTTTGGTTTTTATGTTGGTGATCTGATCTAAATTTAATCTCTCCTTTTTAATTTGCAATTTAATATTATCAACTATTTCGTGCGGTATTTGTGTTGTTTCCTTTCCTTGAAATTGTGATATAATTTCCTTGAAATGATTAATCCTTTTATAAGCATAAAAACATACTTCTTTTGGAGGTTCTTTATACGACGGTTTGTCGTTTTCAATTAAATAACGAATGCTTCTTGAACATATGTTGCATACCATAATTCCTTCATCGTCAATAGGTATTAATTCGCCTTTATTACACGATTGACATATATCTGTTTGAAAAACAAATGAATTTATATTTAAATAATTTTCGTTTATATTTCCTAGATATTTTTGAACGATATTGTTGTTGCTGTCTTTATACACATTCTGCGGGTCTGGTTCTTCTTTTTGTTTAATTTTAAAAAACGAATTTATGGCGTTGGTTTTGTTGGTGCATAATGGGGCATTAATTTCAGTCCCATCAGATATATTTTTCTTGTTTTCAAAGTATTCAAAAATAAATTTAGAATTGTCCAAAAAATAATTCTTTTTTGATATTTTTAGTTGGCGGATTTCATCATTAATTTCACTAATTTTGTCTTCTATATCTAATGTCATTTCTACAGACAAATCGTCATTGGATAGTTTTTCGGTTAATTGTAGTAATTCAAATTTTAAATTAGGGATAACGGACCGTTCATTTTTTTCAAAATCATTTAGTATTTCGGTGTGTTTTTTATCTAATGTAGTAATGGATTTTTTGTTAAATTTATTCTTTTTATTTTTTTTTTGTTTAAAACCGTTCATAATAAATAATTGTCGTGTTTCATTTAATTTAAATTTT